CGGTCTGCTTTGAGACGTTTAAGCGTGTGTTTTTGTAGGTTAGTCATTTAGTTAAACCACCGATACCCACTAAATAAATAATGGGTATGGATAGTTAACTTTTTATAGCAATTTCAAATGATTTTCAGCGCCGCATCTTTCTAAGCAAGCAGTATGATATCGACCGACGTGATATGCGTCGTATAAGTCTGCTATTTGCTCATATTCTTCTGTTGTAATAACAGTTGTTGACTTTAATACGTCCCCGTTTACTGAGTTTAAAATCATTGCTATGTGCTTGCCGTCTTCTACGTCATATACATCGCAGCCCAAGCCTTGCGTAAAAACTCTTCCTTTGTGGCTCGCTTTAGTACGCATTTCTGAGTTTGTCCGGTATGTGATATTAAGACGTTTGCCGTTTACGTTTACAGTTTTCATGTTCATCTACTCCGTTGTTGTGTTGATCTGATAACTACATAATACACTATTGCACAGATAAAGCAATAGGTAATCACAATTAAATGCACAATAAAAGCAATAGCTAGCAGATAAATACAGTTTAACTATCAATGACTTAGCCGAGGCTTATCACACAGTACAATAAAGGCCCGTAAGTGCTTGATTTATAACAATCCGCAGAGCCTGCCTACGAAATGGGGGATACGATTACTCAGACAAATAATTATCGTGGCTCAGGTGGGCGCTCAGACGTTAATAAGTAAATAAGGAAACTCTAATGAAACACAAGAAAAGCAAAGCAAAGAAAGCTAAAAAGGCTACTGATAAGGTATCCAAGCACTTACCTGGCGGACGGTCGGCAAAGAAGCTGAGAGGGAAAAGTGCAAAGGCTTTAAAGGCATTAGGACTGTAATTATATGTCTAATTTAAACGTAAACGAATATGGTGATGTCCTTAGAATTAATATGGGCGAAGACGTATCGGCGGCAACAAAGTTAAATTTTATATTTGAGCCTCGCCTCGGAGATAAAAAAGAAATTATTGCTGGTGTGACTGTAGGCACTACAGACGTAACAGAAGACGACGAAACTTTTTTAGCTAATCAATATTTAGAATACACTACATTAGACGGAGACCTGGATTTTGAAGGCCAGTGGAGAATTAAAGGAGAAGCTACTATGTCTGCAACAAGAAAAGTAATTTCCGACTACCGAACTATATCGGTGCTAGCATGATTGAATGGCTAAAAAGAAAGTGGTTTTATAGAAATGGAGAAGCCCGGAACTTCAGCCGGGTACAATCCTGTAGGGAAGCAAGAAAGATATACGCCAAGCAAAAAGAGAAATAACATGGCAGCACCTAAAGGCAATCAATTTTGGAAGAAAAGAAGCTCTCACGGCAAGAGTCCAATATTTAAGACGTCTGATGATCTATGGAAAGCCTGTGTTGAATATTTTGAATGGGCAGAAGCCCACCCCCTTAAAGAAGAAAAGTTATTTCATTTCCAGGGGGAGATAACCACAACAGAAATAAATAAAATGAGAGCCATGACTATAGATGGCCTATGTTTGTTTCTCGACATCTCTGATGAGACATGGAGAAACTACAGAGGAAGACAAGATTATGTTGGAATCGTAAGGAAAGCCGAGAAAGTAATCAGGTCTCAGAAGTTCGCAGGCGCGGCAGCAGACTTACTTAATGCAAATATTATAGCTAGAGACCTTGGTCTAAAAGATAATCACGAACACACAGGGAGAGACGGGGAATCTATCTTGATTAAGGTAATACATGAATGAAGTCAAGTTCCCTAAAATATTTAAACCACTGGACAAACCTTATCGCTATAAAATTATGTGGGGTGGTCGAGGCAGTGCAAAATCATGGACGGTTGCAAGAAAGCTACTAATCAAAGGATTAGAAAACCCAATCCGTGTTCTTTGTACGAGAGAACTTCAGAAATCAATTAAACAATCTGTCCATAAACTTCTGGATATGCAGATAGAGCTTATAGGATTAGATAAGTTTTACACAGTAACCAACGACAGAATCCTTGGAGCAAACGGTACAGAGTTTTTATTCCTCGGTATTAAGCATAATACCGAGGAAATAAAATCTACTGAGGCAATAGATATATGCTGGATTGAGGAAGGACATAACCTCACTGAATCCAGTTGGGATATTATCGATCCAACAATAAGAAAAGACGGATCAGAGATTTGGATAACGTATAACGCACGATTTAAATTTGACCATCTGCATCGGTTGTTCGTAATCAACGATCCTCTTCCTGACTCATGGGTGCAGAAGATAAATCATCCTGATAATCCCTATCTCCCTGAAGTCCTTCAAAAACAAATGGAGGTAATGAAGAAACGGGATTATGAGAAATATCTGCACATTTGGGAAGGCAATCTAAAGAAACTGGCGGAAGGCGCCATCTTTGGCAAACAAGTCACACAAGTACATAAAGACCATCGCTTAACTTTTGTCCCGATACAAAAGAACTGTCAAGTAATGACCTTTATGGATTTAGGAAAGAGTGATGAAACCGCTATCTGGTTTGTGCAAAGAGTAGGCCCTGAATATCGATTCATAGATTACTTCCAGGGAAGACTCGAAGAAGTAGATCATTACACCAGGTTCATTTTAGGCCGAGATTATTTGTATTCCATGCACTATTTCCCGCATGATGCCGACCATAATCGACTAGGGATGACAAGAAATATAAAGCAACAGTTTGAAGATGGTGGAGTCAAACCGGCAACAGTAATACCAAGAATATCCCATAAAAACACAGCTATTGAGCTTGCAAGAGAGATATTCCCTAACTGCTGGTTTCATCAAAGCGACGACGAACGCGGCAAACGGATGGAAAAAGGTTATGAAGCTCTATGTAATTATCGATATAAATATAAAGAGGAAGACGATGTATACCAACAAACCCCACATCATGATTGGGCAAGTAATGGGGCAGATGCCTTTATGACATTTGCTCAAAGCGATTTGAACGTAGATGATGAAAAGATGCATCTTAAATTTGCGAGTGAGTTTTGAGCAACCTGTCTGATTTACACAGGACTGCAATGAAGCAGTTCCAGGTTATTGAAAACAGGGAACATAAGCAGCGTGAGCTAGCAGTAGAAGATGGCAAGTTTGTCAACGCAGAAGACGGACAATGGGATGATGACGCAAGGACAAAGCGGGCTAATCGTCCCAGATATACAATAAATCGCACAGCTCCCGCAATAGATCAACTCGTCGGCGATCAAAGACAAAGCCGTACTGCTGTAAAGATCAACCCAGTTAGTAGTGGAGCGGACGAAGACGGGGCCAAACTATACGGTGGGCTAATCAGAAATATTGAATCCCAATCAAAAGCCACAAACGCCTATGACCAGGCCTATGACGAGACTATAACCGGCGGCTATGGTGGCTGGCGGGTGCTTACCGAATTTAATGATGACGATTCTTTTGAACAGGACATAAAGATAAAACCGATCCGATCCGCTGCGACATCATTATTCTTTGGTCAATCCCAGGAGTATGACAAAAGAGACGCTACTCATGCTTTCCTTATTTCAATGATGGACATTGACGAGTTCAAGGAAAATCACCCGGACGTATCAATTACTGATTTTAGTCTGGAGCAATACCATAAAGGATATTGTTCTGGTTGGTTCCGGGACAACCAGATAAGAACCGCAGAATACTGGGTTAAAACTCCGGTAATGAAAGAAATAGCATTGATGTCTGATGGTCGAGTCCTTGACCTGGGGGACGAAGAAAAAGTCATTGACGAACTCTCCGCCATGGGTGTCACAGTAGTCAAAAAGCGCTCGGTAAAATCTCATAAGGTACAAATGTACAAGATGAATGGCGCTGAAATATATGAAGGCCCTAATGATTGGGCTGGTAAATATATACCTTTAGTCCCTGAATTCGGTAAAGTCTCGTATGTCGAAGACTACGAATATGTTAGAGGGCTGACAAGAAATGCGAAAGACCCACAAAGGATTTATAACTACGAAACGTCTAATGCAGTTGAAACAGGCGCGCTATCACCTAAAGACCCTATTTGGATTACAGCACATCAAGCAAAAGGATATACCGATGAGCTAGAAAATTTCAATGTACTAAACAGCCCTTTCATGCTTTATAACTCTGACCCAATAGCTCCCGGCCCCCCTCTACGTGGAGGCGCTCCATCTGTACAGGTCGGACAATTTCAAAGAATTCAGCAAGCAGAAAATGATTTGTTCATGGTGACCGGTATGGGGCCGCCTGCGGTAGGGATGAACCCCGGACTTCAATCCGGGATTGCTTTAAAACGACAGGACGAAAAAGGCGATAGAGGGTCATACATTTTTCAGGACAATCATGCGAAATCTATCCAGTACACCGGGGATATACTCGTTGACTTACTACCAAAAATATTTGATACAGCAAGAATCGTAAGAATATTACATTTAGACGGTAGCTCTGAAACAGTAGAGATAAATCAACAGTCTATAAATGACTTTAACGAGCCTATTTTAGATGAAGAGACCGGCGAAGTTGTTATTGTTAACGATCTTTCAAAAGGAAAGTATGAGGCTTCCGTTGAAACAGGGCCAGCATTTAGCACACAACGAGAAGAATCTGCCAGTCAGTTGATTGAATTGGCCCAGGCTTCGCCAAGATTTGAAGAATTATCAACAGATTTAATAGCCAAGAACTTGAATATTCTTGAAAGCGAAGAACTTACAAAACGTATAAGAAAGAGAATGATTACAGAAGGACTTATTGACCCCACGGAAGAAGAAGTAGAAGAATTCGGTCTGAATAATCAACAGCCAGATCCGACTAAGACGGCGATTACTGACAATCTCAACATGCAAACAGAGAAGATGATAAGCGAGATACAGCTTAACGACGCCAAGACATCGCAAACAGTTATCAATGCTCAAGAAACAGCAGTACAAGCTTATAAAGACTTGATAAATGCGCTTACTCTACAACAGGAGGGAGGTATCCCTCTCGGACCGGATGAGCATAAACTTAGAAAAGACACACAAGCAGTAATAGAAGTATCACAAGACCAGATAGCAGAAAATGCTTGAACATGGGTAAACGTCAACCCTAATTGACGGCACAATACGCAAAAAGAGGTGCGCCATGACAGAAGAAGCTGCACAAGTTGATGAAAACATGCCGGTAGATACACCGGTAGAACAACCAGTTCCGGATTCAGCCCCCGCTGATCCAATCGTAGAACCTGAAAAAAATAAGGTTCAACTGAGGATCAATAAGATAACCGCTGACAAACACGCAGCAATCAGACGAGCAGATGCCGCAGAGAAAAGGGTTAAAGAATTAGAAACCCCTGCGGAATTAGCAGAGCCTAAGCTTGAAGACTTCGATTTCGACGAGAATCAACACTCAGTCGCTTTAGCAGAATATAGAAGCCGGATAGCCGCACGTGAAGAAATAAGCAACCATCATACCCAGCAAGAAAAGACAGCAGAAAATAATCGTCAGAGTGAAATTACTAATGCGTTCAACAAGCGCACTACTGAATTTATGAAAGACGTTCCTGACTATACAGAGAGGCTTGAATCATTGCCTACTTTCTCTGCTGATACGCTAGGTACAATCATGCAAGCTGATAACGGCCCCCAACTGGCCTATTATCTCAGTAAGAATCTTGATATTGCTGATGAGGTTGCAAATGCTTCACCAATGGACGCCGCTATGAAACTCGGGATGATTTCTGCACAGTTAGCAAACCCTAAACCAACTAATCAACCAAGTGCAGCGCCTGATCCAATTGATCCAATAATGCCCGGCGGCAAACTCTCTAAAGAACAAGAGGATATGTCAATGGACGAAATATATAATCTGGATTAGGCCAAGGAGTAAATTATGGCTAATGACTTTAAAAACACGTCCCTCGTAACAAAATGGGCTGTTAAGGAATTTCTTAACGCTCTAGTAATGGGACAAAAAATAGACCGGCAACTGGATAACAGTAAGGTCTTTTCAGGGGCAAAGGTCGGTGCGTCAGCATCTATCAGACGCCCGGTAATGTTTACTGCGACAGCAAGTGCAACATATTCAGCTTCGGATATCGAAGAGGCTATCGTCCCTGTAACTGTTAGTAATCGACAACACGTCGGATTTGACATTACTGATGAAGATTTGTCTCTGAAGATTGAAGATGCAAATGAACGCTATATCAAGCCTGCAATGGAAGAACTGGCTCAGATTGTTGAGTCGGCTATTGCTGCGAAGTATACCGAGATCCCCAATTTTGTTGGGACTCCCGGCACTACCCCAAGTACATTTTTGGATATTGGTAATGCGAAAGCAGAACTGACAAAGATAGGTGTACCTATGGGTGATCGTAGTGCGTTCTGGGATTCAGCATCTGCTTTGTCGCTTTCTAACGGGCTGAAAGGTGTATTTGTCCAGGGGACGGCTAAAAAGGCAATTGAAGAAGCCAGTTTGGGCCGTTATGCCTCGTTTGATAACTTTGAGTCTAACAGCTTGAAGTCTCATACGGTTGGAGTGAACACGGGTACGCCTTTAGTAATCGGTGCAGGTCAGAATGTGACTTACCTTGCTTCTAAAGACACCGATACCCAGACTCTCCTTACTGACGGGTGGACAAACAGCGTAACCGGTATTCTAAAAGCTGGGGATGTTATTACACTTGCCGGGGTTAACTCTGTTAATCGCCGGACCCGCGAAGACACTGGAGATTTGGCAACGTTTGTTGTAACCGCCGATGCTGACTCAGGTGCTTCTACAGGCCCTGCTACGCTGACTATTGCGCCGCCTATTATTACTTCTGGTCCCTACCAGACGGTAACGGCAGCGCCTGCTGATAATGCAATTATCACAGTTAAAACGGGTACGGGTGGAACCGCTTACCGCCAGAATATGGCATGGCATAAAAACGCTATCACAATGGCGTTTGTTCCGCTGGATGTAGCTGAGTCAGGCGAGGGTGTAGCGCAACATCGAGAGAACTTCAAAGGAATTTCGATTACCGCTACAAGGTGGTTTTCCGGCACAACTATGACAAAGAGCTATCGATTCGATATTCTTTTTGATGTATTTGTCCAGAACCGGTCTTTCGCAGTACGTATAACCAAGTAACGATTGGGGCCGAAAGGCCCCTTTCCTTCAGGAGAGAACAATGGGAATTAATACAAGATTTAATAAAGCTGCTGTCGCCACAGGTACCGGTGTCACTATTACATGGTCAGCGAATGAACCATCAGCAGGTATAACTCAGACTATTGCTGATGGCACCGTACCGACAGTCGCAGAAATAGGACAATATATAGCCAACAATGAGGCACAGATCGCTCTTCTCCTTGCTGATATTGCCGACATCAGAACACAAATGAACGATGGTGAAGGCTAATGTATGAGCATATAGATTACCCGAAATGGATCTATAAAAACGGGAAAGGCAAGATCGTTCAAAACTCAGAAGAACATGAAGACGCCAAAAAAGACGGATGGGGCAATCATCCTGGAAAACAAAGAGGAAGACCAAAAAAGGCAGCTAAGTAATGCGTACATGGATTTATCATAAGACCAAAAGCCCGAAAATAATCCTTGTAAATGATCCTATACCGAAAGGCTGGTCTATAACCCCTATTTGTAAAACGACTGATTTTGATATTGACCCCGACGATGTTATAGGTGTACAGAATCTAGGCCAAACAATTGAAGGGATAAAAGATTGTTTAAACGGCGTGCTTAATCTTAAAGAGATGAAAGTAGGGCAGTTGAAAGCATTTGCCCAAAAGCATTTTGGCACAAGCATTCGAGGCCGGAAACCAGTATTGATCTTTCAGATCAGGAGACTTATGAATGACAGCCAATGATGTTATTACCGATGCTCTAGGAGAAATTGGTTATCTAGCCGCTGAAACACCTATTGAACCAGCAGATGCGACACTAGCATTCAATATCTTAAATGACATGCTGGCGGAATGGGATGAATCCCGTCTTTTACCAGGCGTGGGGCCGGTCGTAAATCTTGCAACAGAAATAAGGGCAAGCCGAGGTAAACACGCGGCTATCCGGATGAATCTGGCAGGCCGTCTCTCAGGGCCTTTCCGAAGACCTCTTACGCAAGAGCTTGTTGCTTCAATCCGAACCAGCACAGAAGCCTTATTAAGGGTAACAGTCAAAATAGGCAAGGCTAAGTTACCAGATACTTTGCCGAAAGGATCAGGGAATGAATGCTGGGATGAAGACACAAGGTTTTTTGAGCAGAATAATGAGACTAATTTCTAATGCCGCTAAGTGTTAGCGATACTTTTTTAGAGGCCGTTAATGCCGGTCTAGTACCGGGACATCGATTAATACATAAATTCGGGTCTAATTCAGACGTTGGTACGACATTAGAAGATGTTTGGGAAGTAGGCGGTACGATCCCGTGGTTAACTGCTGCTGAGGTTTTAAATGTAGTATCAAGTGACACAACAAATGACATTGCAGGCGGGACAGGAGCAAGAACAGTTGTTATCTCAGGGTTAAATGAATCATTTAACGAAATAGAGGAAACAGTTGCGTTATTAGCAACACCTGTATCAACAAATAATCTTTTCAGACGTATCCAGACATTAAAAGTGGATAGTGCAGGAACTTATACCGGAGCAAATCTAGGAATTATTACTCTAACCGGCTCTTCTGATGCGCATGGGAATATTCTTACAAGTGAAGGCAGATCAAGCCAAACTCAGTATACTATCCCGGCAGGGCATACAGGGTTTATATTAAGATTTGGTATTAGTATGGACACAGGCAAGTCTATAAATGTAAATCTACATATTCGTCCTGGGGCAGATATAGTTCCAGCCCCTTTTAAGTCGCATGTCCATGTACATCACTGGGATGGTTTAGATAAGCCTATTAACGAGCGTTTTTTAGCCAATCACAGAATAGAAGAAAAAACAGACATCTGGTTTGATGCAGTAGTCCCATTAACTAATGCGAGCGCTGACATCGATTACGATATTCTTTTAATAGACAATAATTATTTATAATGCCAGAACTCCCAATAGCTACAGGCTTCTATGAAGACGCTTCCAAACCTATAGCGTCTCAGGAATGTTCAAACTGGAGACCCCAAGTCCCTCAAACTAACGCTTATACAAAGGCGCAATTAGTAGGAACGCCTGGTATTAGTTTATTTGCTACTGCTGGTCTAAAGCCAAGACGTGGCGAGCGGGTAATGAATGAAATTCCTTATGTTGTTACCGGTAATCTTTTTTACAGAGTTAATTCAGACGGCACCACAACAAGCCTCGGAACGATAACTGGAACAGGGAAAGTTTCAATAGCAGATAATGGTACCCAGCTTTGTATTGTTGTCCCTGGATCAACGGGGTATATCTATACTGTCGCTGGCGGGCTTGTGACTATCACAGATGTAGACTTCACAACAACTTTGGGGCCATCCCAACAAGTAGTACATAAAGATGGGTATTTTATCCATTACAACAATACTGCATCAGTAAGCACAGGAATAATATTCTTTATTTCAAATCTCAGGGATGGTCTAGTTTATGACCCGTTGGATTTTGGAACAGCAGAAGTTGATCCTGACAAAATTACCGGAATCCACGTAAGCAGGAATCAGCTATATGTCTGTGGTACAGAGACAATAGAGCCGTTTCAATCTATACCAGTATCTGTAACAGGTCTATTCCCTTTTCAAAGAGTTCCGGGCGGTGTAATTCCAAAAGGTGTTAAATCCAGATTCTCATTGCAAGACTTTGATAACTCATTCCTGTTTTTTGGTGGTGGGCATAATGAGAAACCCACTGTATGGAGAATAGGAGCATCACCACAAAAGATTTCTACCGCTGCAATCGATAAGATTATCAGCGACCATACTGATTCAGAACAAGATAATGTTTATATAACTACTTATGCAGAAGATGGTGGATTTTTCGCTAATGTGCATTTTAAAAACCGCGTATTAACCTACGATGCCGCTGCCTCAGCACTTATGGAAAAACCAATCTGGTTTGAAAGGAGATCAAAAGACACAGAAGGCAGGCAAGTGATATGGCGTGTTGCGGGAATAATGAAAGCTTATGGCGTGACATTAGTTACAGACAATCAAAGCGGGAAGATCGGCAAACTTGATATAGATACGTACACCGAATACGGGGTATCTATTAAACGTGTTGTAGCAACCCAACCTTTCAGTAGCATGGGTAATCCTGTTTCATTTTCAGAAATGGAATTATCATGCGAATCCGGGACAGCAACCGCCGGGTTAGATCCTCATATTACCAGAGAATACTCCGACGATGGTGGATATACCTTTGGGAACAGGACAAAAAGATCACTAGGGAAACAAGGTCAATATAAAATAAGACAAGTATGGAGAAGAGAGGGTCAGAGTCGCAATACAAGAGTTTACAGGTTTGTCCATGACGAACCTATCAAGGCTTCTATTTTTAAACTGGAAGCAGATATAGAGGCATGATTACCGCATTAGAACGAAATGTCAGGTGGATAGAAAACGGTCTCCCTACTCTTAGGGCTTCGTCATGGGCTGAAGAAGTCACGGAACAGGTTAATGCAAACATGGTTTTAAGTGGAACAGGCAGTCCTGAAAGTGTGGTAACAGCTAATCCTTTGGCTCTCTATATGGACGATTCTGGAACGTCTGGAAGCATTTTGTATATTAAAAAATCAGGAGTTGGCAATACAGGATGGATTCTTGTCTAATTATTTTATAACCGGGCTTCCAAGAAGCCGCACTGCATGGTTGTCCGTCTTTATGACAACAC